TTTTTTAAAAAATCAGCTTGCTCAGGAGTAATTAGTTTTGATTTTGAGTATTGAAAGGGTTGTGGTTTTGCTTTGTAATTATGCTTGGGGGAATTGTTATTTTCTACCTTTCCCGGCTTTAATTCCTTAACGTCAATCTTGTATTTCTGTTTTTCTTTTTCAGCAGGTTTTATTTTTGTAAATGTGGTTATGTGTATTAAGCCGCACTCATTGCATACGTAATCCCGGAACTTCCCCTTTTTCCGTTTTGAAAGGCTGATTATTTTTTCAGTGGCTTCCGCTTTACTCCGGTAGCATATCTTACCAGTTGGGCATATTGTATCATTAATCTCCATAATCGTATAAGTGTTTTCTGTTGTTATAAACTGCTGGTGGCCTTAAATGTTGTGCTTTTGTTTCAACTACCCTTTTATAGGGTTTCAAATCCTCAATAGTCATAGGCGAAATTACCAATTCAAATTCCTCAAATTTCATTCCGTACAATCTTCGCCATCGCTCTATTATTCTTTTACGACTTTCCCTGTCCTCATAAGTAAATTCATGAAACACATGGTCAGCTTTCACCAATTTTACGGTTCCCCTATAATTCACAATCACTACTTTTAACAGTAAACGAATCTCCTGCTTGTAATGTAGTTGGTACTGCTACAAGGTTTAATTTAAGTTTGTCAATTAATTTGTTCGCATCTTCTGAAGCGGGGAACGCTAACCCACGTGGCACCCGGTAAACAATAAAAAAATCATACACATTGCAATTCCTTAAATGAAACGATTCTCGAAATTGTTTTAATTCCCTCTCAATAGATTGTATCATCTGTTTTTGTTTTAAATGGTTTTATTTCTACCACCTTATCCTCCCCCACAACTACTTCTTTACATATTAAACACTCATAAACATAAGGCTCAAATGGTAGTGTAAAATCTATGTAAACTGCTTGTATGCACGTGCAGGAAGGGCATTGAACCATCATTACTTTATTATCCATTGGTTACATTTACTTTTTGTTCTCAATAACAACTTCGGCTCCGTTAAGTATGGTGTCAATCAATTCCTCCACTGCTTCCCTGCTTTCAGGGTTTAATAAAGCAACTTTTTCAGCAATAGCGGGAACGGTCATTAAGTCACTTTGAATTTCCTTTTTAATACCATCCCTTACTGGTTGTGGCAATGCGGGGTGTGTGACTATATCTTTTAGTACCCAATCTAATTTACGAATGTATATTTTAAACAAGTCGGCTCCTTTAGTTCTCGGATATTGCCTTCCAAAATCTTCGAAATATTCCATCGCTAATTTAACATGATGGATACCACATACTATGTTTGATTGATGGGTCATTGTGGAATTAAATAAGTGTTAATTGTTTTTTTTGTTCAATGCAGGCGGCTAAATTTTTCTTTGCAAGCTCAAAGTAACTTTCTTTTAATTCAAACCCAATACCTTTCCGATTCATTTTTACAGCTTGCCAAACTTCGCTCCCTATACCCATAAACGGGCTAAATACAGTATCTCCTTTGTTGCTATAAAGATGAATAATCCTTTCAATAGTATCTAACTGTAAAGGGCAAATGTGTTTTTCATCTTGTTCGTCACGGCCATTTCTAAATCCTTGTAAAGTGTTACCATAGTCAATATCCATCCAAACAGGGGAAGCATACTTTTGCCAAAGATCAACTGGTATATCAGTATTTGTAACCGGTTGCAACCTTTCTCCATCTTTCCTAAATATCATTACATAATCAGGTATTCCTACCCTACTCATAGTGCTATCTTTCTTTACTTGCTTATGAAGTAATCCCAATGCTTTTGTCCTTTGCATTTCTACAACTGGGTCTTTCCATATTGTTACTCTGCTTGCATAAATAAAACCCGCATCCTCAAAAGCCCTTAAAATCATTCCGCTAAAATCCCTTAAACCTATAAACCCTTCTTTACCCTTTTGAATAGGCAAATCCATGCAGTGAACAGCTACGTTTCTGCCAGAAATCATTACCCGATGTAATTCTTTTATCAAAAATGAAAACTGAGTAAGAAACTCATTATAATCTTTTGAATTACCCATATCTTCAACATGGCTCGAGTATGTGTATAGTTCTGCGAATGGGGGAGAAAAAACAGATAGCCCTATGCTTTCATTTTCTAACTCTTGAATAAGTTGAACGCAATCGCCTCTTTTTATTTCATACCATTGATTTTTCTCTGTCTCAATATCATAATTAGCAACTGTCATTTTTGCGCCTGATAAATTTTCGTTTATGGCGCGGCTCATTTCTTCTTGCATAATTTCAAATTGTTTTTGTTTTGTATCAATAGACTGTTTAACATTTGCCATAGTGTCAGTAGTAATTAAATAAATATTAACTTCGTTTTTTTGGCCAAACCTATATGACCTTCTAATAGCTTGATATAAACCTTCAAAGCTAAAATCTAATGAAGCAAATATTTGATTTCGGCAGTTTTGATAATTCATCCCAAAAGATGCAATCTTTGTTTTGCTTATTAATATACGAAATTTATTATCAGCAAACCCAAGTAAGTTTTTTTCTTTCCATTCATTATCGTCACTGCCTTTTACTTCAATAGCATCTGGGATCATTTTACGAAGAAAATCACCTTCCTCGTTTTGTTTAATCCATATAATAAAGTTTTCATCTGGCCTTGAATTAACAATTTCAACTACTTTTTGTAACCTCAACTCTTTTGTAGCCCTTAATTCTGCATTAAAATTAGTGGCTGAAATAATTGCGTCATTAAACAAGCTTCCGTTATTTCTTTTAGGTGTTTTTATCTGTTCCTCTATAATATTTAAAGATGGCAATGAGTAACCATTCATTTCAAAACCTATATCTTGCGGTTTATTTAGCATTATAGCCCATGTACCTATAAATTGGTAAAATAGTTTTGTTGCGTGCCCTTTTAATCTCCATTTAGATGTTTCACCTCCGTCATGAACAAAATACATTGCAAGCATTTCATTTCTACTCATTACGTCTAAAAACTCAGAATGATTCCCTAATTCCATTGGGTCATTAGGAGATGGTGTAGCTGTACAAGCAAGTTTATACGGTGTATCTTTAAACAAGTCAATAATCAACTTTTTTGTAGCCCCCTCAAAGTTTTTTAAAATTGAACTTTCGTCTAATACGATACCCGAAAACAAAGTTGTGTCAATGTTTTCAAGTTGTTCGTAATTACAAATTTGAATAGGCGAATTGCTACCATCATACTTACAAACATCAATTTTAAATTTTTTACCTTCTTTTATTGTTTGGCCAGCAACAGCCAAAGGAGCAAGTATTAAAACAGGCTTTCCGGTATGCTGGTTTACTTTATGCGACCATTCAAGCTGCATTAGTGTTTTACCTAAACCACAGTCAGCAAATATGGCATATTTACCTGCTTGTAAAGCTCTTTTTGTTATAAACTTTTGAAAAGGGAACATCTTATTATTCAATTCATTTTCATCAATATAAAAACCTGAATAAATATGTGCCTTTTGTTTTGACTTTAGGAACTCTTTGTAATTCATATTTTTTATTTTAAAACAGTTCTCCTTGTTTACTTTTATTGTTCATAGAATCAAGTATTTGTTGGCCTATTTCTATTGCTCGTTGTTTAGTTAATGAAATTGGCCGATCAATCCAGTATTGGACGTATTTAGTTTTCCCATCTTCATCAGTAACCCAACAAGACTTAACAATATCCGGCCTGCACTCTCTGCAATCTCTTAGGCGGCGGGAATTAAAATTATACTCCCTTTCCACTATCATTGCATTTAATTTTTTACCCTTGTACATTTCCTGCATTAATACCACACATTGTTGGCTAAACTTTTTACCGTTTTGTTTTAGGTGAAGCTCTAAATCTTCCCGGTTTTCAAATTCATGTGTCATTTGTTTATATTTTTTAGTTAGTAAGCGTACCTATGCAATATAAAATTTTAATAGCATCCAATCTAAATTGTGGTGTTGTATTGGGTAAAGCCTCATTAACAAAAAGCCTCCATTGTATTTTTTCTTCATTTGGTATTGTTTCTATTGGGGGAAGTGTTTTGTATCGTGATAAAAAAATGTTTCTTGGAACCGTAAGTGTGCAATACGCTTTAACCGCCTTTTCATAATCAATAGTTGGCTTGGATAAATCTTCAATAAGCCTGCTGCACAATGTTTCAGTTATGCTCATTGGTTGTAGTTTCTACGTTCCCTTCTTTCATCGCTTTTTGCCTGTAATTTTTCTTTGTAGTGCTGTAACTGCAATCCCAATGTAGAAGCATCTCTCGGATTTTCTCTTTCGTACAAATTAGTGTCACCCAAACTCTTGTAATACTCATTTTGCTCATCTCTTATTCTTATAAACTCCTGCCACCTTTCATCCCTGTACTGATTAAATCTTTCTAAAAACTTAACCGCATCCATGCCTTCATATAATCCGGGATAATGGCCTCTTGTTAGCTTTTGAAGAAATATTAGCAGGTCGGGAATTGAAAGTTTGTCAGATTCGCTTTCTTCCAAAATAACCTCCGATAAGTCAAGGATTTGAAAAGCGTTCATCGGCCTTGTAAGGTTCATGCTCTCAAATGCAAGCGTAAGGGCAACTGCTATTATTTTTATCGTTCCCTCCAAATCACGTTTCGCCAATTCATAAATCCTTTCTTCAGCAGGTATTTGTTTGATTGCTAAAAAATTTACGGAGCCGTTACTTTCTTTAAATTGTTTAAGCTCCATATTCAATCTTAGCTTGTCGATTTTAGCAACCTCAAAGTTTCCTGTTTGAGTAATCCCTTGCTGCAAATTCTTTATTAACGGATTGTCGTAAATTTTGACTTCCTGCTTGTCCATTTAAAAACTTTTGTTTTTGTGATTTCCAAATTTCGTATTTATAGCTGCTATCAGTAAACACAACCCCTTGATAATTCCCCTCTATCGCGTTTTCAATTAATATTGCCGCAAAATCCATCTCAAATCTCCTTAGCCTTTCACAAGCCAACATTATAGCCGACAAAGGCTTTTTCCTCCACTTAGGCATCCCTAATAAGGTTTCCCAAATTACTAAAAATCTATCATCTTCAAAAGGACAAGGGGCATCTTTTATTTCCCATTCGGGTTGTTTTTTTGTACGTGCCATTATTTCAGTTCATTTATTTTTTTTATTTACGGCAGGGTTAATGCGGTGGTTGGTTAGATTCTTTGCTTTTGCTATGCAATTCGGCATTAGCCTGAAACTCCGCTTTTTGACATATCATATCCACTTCATCCAAATTACTGGCATACTGCTGAATCATTCTATTGCATACATACGGTTGCAATCCGTGGTATTGTCCGTCCAAATCAAAATCTTCATCCTTTAGCAGCTTAACAATGTTATCATCATCAAGATTAAGTATAATCCAATGATTGTACTTCCTTGTCAGGATGCGCCAGCATACTTTTATTCTTATCTTGAATTTATTAAACCAAACTTTCATACGCTACTCCCCGCTACCGGCGGGGGCGGGTTTAATAGCTTTTACTGATATTGAAAACGTGTCAGGATCAAACCCGGCATCTAGTAAATACGTCCGTAAGTTTTTAAAACCAGTTGGCTTGCCCTCCCAATCATTTGCCATAAAATCTTCAAACTTTCGTATCATGTCAAAAAATGAATTACCAACTATTCGTGCATTTCTATTCTTCCATTCTGGGTACTTTGATTGCCAGTCTTTTTCCTTTTTTGACCACTTAACCACTACCTTTCCCCTATTCATATTACACCTCCTTTGTTTTAAATGTGAGTTCTTCGCCGGTCAGGGTTACGATTTTATTAATAACAGCAATATCATTACGCCTTACGTTATATTCGTTTGCTATATCAATTATTTTTTCT